AAATTACTACCAAAATAGTTGATCGTTTGTTTGAGGCGAGTCAGAAAGTTTGGTTACGTGATTTCCTTCCTACCTTCTTTGCAAACGCTGCAAAAGGTATTAAGACACGTTTGAACTTCTATGTGAATACCACCAATATCAACACTGCTGATGAGATTGAACTCCTCATCAACAACCGATTGGATGAACTTGATGGCATCTTTGACAATCTGAGTTCAGTTTACTCTGATAGTGAAGAAGATCTCCGCGAATATCTTGTTCTCGGTTCTCGCCCACCTCAGATTGTTGACACCGATTGTTATGATGAACTGATTCGGATTCGCAATACCAAGAAAGTTCAAGAACCTGTTAAGTATGAATCAGTAAATCTCTTGGAACTTACTTATCAGTTGCTTTCATCAAACTTTGGGGTGAATGAGAACTTTACTGCACAGCAAGCATATGATGTTGTTCGCACATATCGCTTTGCTCTAAGTCAATTTAAGAGTGAAAAGAGTTATCGCGGCACAATCCTTGCAGAATTGCAAGCTTTACGTGACGATGGACGTATCTATTTCTATCCTAACCAGAGAGGCACCTACTGCCTCTTACGTTGACGACCAATTCACAGACCGTCCACTGGGTTTCCTGGTGGGCGGTTTTCTGCTATAATATATTCATACAAAGGAAGACAGCACTTGATCAATCTCCGCCCACACCAGCGCCAAGCAGTTGACGCAATGCTGGCGAATGAAAAAGGTCAGGTCATCATCCCCACGGGTGGTGGCAAAACTATGTGTATGATACAAAATGCTATCGATACCTTTCAGGCATTGGATGGTTATCGTACCACTTTGGTTGTTGTTGCTCCTAGGATTCTACTTGCTCAACAACTATGTAAAGAGTTTTTAGAGCACATCGATGATGTTGCTGTGTTTCACGTTCATAGTGGGGAAACTGAGCACTTCAGTAGCACCAAACCCGCACTGATTAGTAACTGGAGTAGACAAGCATATCGTAAGCAACTTATTTTTACCACATATCATTCTCTACATCGTGTGATGGAAGCAGAAATCAAAGTGAATACAATTTACTTTGACGAAGCACATAACAGTGTTCAGCGTAACTTTTTCCCTGCCACTGAGTTCTTTTCTAACGATGCTGATCGTTGCTACTTCTTTACTGCTACTCCTAAGCATAGTCTTACTGTATTCAAACCAGGAATGAATGATGGTCAAGTTTATGGACAAGTTATCTGTAATGTTAGTGCTCCTCATCTTGTTGCTCAAGGTTACATTTTACCTCCAAAAGTCATTGTCAAAGAATTGCCAAGAGGAGAATATCAGCAGAGTGATTCCACTAATCTGCTTGAGACAATAGATGATCAAAAACCTGCAAAGATCTTGATCGCTGCACGTTCTACGAAACAGATTATGCGTCTTGTTTCTGAATCTGAGTTCTGTGAAAGACTTACAGAACGTGGATACAACTGGATGATTATTACATCCAAAACTGGTGCAATCATCAATGGTCAGAAAGTTTCACGCGAAAAGTTTTTCAAAACTTTGAATGCTTGGGGTGAAGATGACACTCGTTTTGTTGTGATGCACCACTCTATTCTCTCTGAGGGTATCAACGTCAAAGGACTTGATGCTGTGTTGTTTATGCGTAATATGGATTATATTGGAATCTCCCAATCCATCGGGCGTGTGATACGCCTAGGAGGCGTTCAAAAAACCTTTGGGTTGGTTTGTGTTCCTGTTTACGATAGAGTGGGTGTAGGCACCGCTAGAAGCGTTCAGGCAGTTGTTGACACCGTATTCCAGCAGGGTGAACCTGCAATCTCCGTAATCCGCCGATGATTGACTTTAACACATTTCAACTTGATCGTTTATCTAAACTCTTAGAAACGATTCATGATTACACTGACAACAATCTAAGGTATCCCAAAGCAGGAGAACTTGTAGAGAAAGCACTTGCTGAATATAGTAATGGTCTTCTCACTAGAGTAAATCTTCCTGGCATTGATTTGATTGGTCCCAATGGAACAACTTATGAATCAAAAGTAACTCAATTTAGGAATAAATCCCAGATGGCGGTGAGAGGACTGATTCTTAAGAATCGTCGTCAGGCGGGAGAATATGAGGACAAACTTGCTGATTACTTTATTATCACTGATGTAAAGAAGGGGAAGGGATGTTGTATTCCTAATTCAAAATTAAAGAACATCAAAGACAATGGTGCTTGTGTGAAGGCGAGTGCAGACCCTAAAATCTCTGACTTCTTTCTCACTGGTTATAACCGCCTAGAGGAGCGGGAGGAAGTGCGCGATTACTTTAGAGAATCTGAAGATTTTGATTTATCCTTCATCAGATCGCTCTGATCTGCTATAATAACAACACCGAGAGGAATCCACCATGCGTTGCAAAGTCACTCTGTTCAAGGCAGGCACAGTTTTTGAGGAAAATGTAGTTGCTGTTGACTATTCTGATGCCAAGAAAGTTGCATTAGCACGTAACCCTGGATGCACAGTTGTCAGCGTTACCGCAATTTTTGGATGAATAAATTTCAGAAACCTTTTATTTCTTGCCCTGGTATCTTGTTACCGAAACCTGGAAATCCTCTAGGTTACTGTACTAATGATGGTGTGTGGGCAGCAATCCCATTAGGGAAAAAATTTATGATTATACATAATGGTAATCAAATTAAGGTTCTGAAAACCTACAAACAATCTGTAGATTTCATCAAAAATCAACTCAAAACTACCAAGAGAAGACAAAAAAAATGAGCACAAAATATGAAAAAAGACGCGATGCACTTGGTTTAATGCTTGAGAGTGTCTTAAAACCAGATCAACGATTAAGAGGTTGTGCTCATAATCAAGAGTGTTTTTATGAATTGATGGAGTGGAGGCAAGAGATGATTGAATACCTTGAAAAAAGAAGATATGAGGAGTCTAAGTGACTCTATTATTCATACTATTTGTGGTAGTAGCATACTTTGTCGTTACAGATGAAGGTGCTGCTGCCATTTTTTATTATGGATTTAAGTTAGCAAATACTTACATAAGACGCCAAATCTGGTGGTTGACTAACAATCCTAGAAATCCTGTGGTAAAATATATGATATACCGTCGCTCTCTTAGTTTGTCGAAGAGATTGATGGAAGAAAATAAATAAAAGTAACGAAGCGTAACTTTATGTTATCTACTCAATACCGTCTGAGATTGGAGTTTATTTGTAAATGTATTGCAAATGGCGAAGAGGTAAAATTAGACGATATGATCTGGGCAGAGAAGTTGGCAAAAAGTCACACTACTGCTCGTGATTGGTTACAAAAAGCACGACGACAATCTTCTCAAGAAATTGAAGAAGGTAGTACCGACGATTTTCTGAATAGGATGGGTTTAGGAGACCCCGATCCATCCAATCATAAAACGGGGTTCACTGATGCTGACGATATTAAGAGTTGGTTTCACCAAGAAAAACCTGATGATTGGAGGCAACGTGACTAATGCCACACGAATTTGATCCTTGCGAAGCACCTGTAGAAGGTGAAGTTGACAAATGGGGATTCACAATTAAGCCTCCGATTAGTGATAGTGAATTGATTCTTATATGCTTAAATAATGCTCCCTGTGGTTGTGATAAGAAACAAGTCCAAAAATTGATAACATACTATGAACAAAACTGATTATATCTGCGTTCAGACTTGGGATCCTGAGTTTGAATGTATTCGGTATCATTGGGTTCATAAATCAGAAAAAGATCCCGTGCAATTTGTAAAGAACCTCAACCCAGAACAAAAAATACTATGAGTAGTAAGATGATGTTCTTGGTTGATGTTGGTAATGGTAGATGTATTAGTCATGATGGATACATACAATTGGGTAGTTTCTCTCACACTGTAGAAAAACATCTTGAGTTATGTCCTGATCAAGAATGGCAAGTAACATATTGGATGCCTGATCCATTTTGCATTAGATATCCACGACCTAACTATCAGCATACAATGAAGGCAAATGAAGGTTCACCTAGAACCGATAACGCAACAGATAGTCGCCCTAGAGATTTTCCTGAACAAGCGACTAATAGATTAGAAAGAACATTGTAACTAACATAGGAAAACTAATGAACTCAATAGTGTTATATACGAACGGAAATCAAGAATGTGAACGTGCTAGAATGCTTTTAGAAAAACTTAATAGTCAAATACAGGAATATAAATTAAATAACCATTTTACTCAGAGAGCATTTGTTTCTGAGTTTGGTGAAGGTGCGGAGTATCCACAAGTTTCTATTGGATATAAGCATATTGGTGGACTCAAAGATACATTACACTATTTTCAAGAGAATAATCTACTATGAATCCAATAATTTTAATCGGTTGCTTTACACCACTGGTTTTAATTTTTATAGTAATGAAACTTGCCGTATGGGTATCTGCAATCAACACAGAAAACTCTTATGTCGGAAAAGAACCTTTACGAAAACGAGGACCATACGTGGACAATCCGTATGCAGACCTTGATAAAGAGGAAGAAGAATTTACAGATCGCACAGACTATCGATGAAGCGATTAACGAGTGGTATTCGCTTCATAACTTACCAGTTCCTGATTGGAAGTGTAAGAGAGATCCAGACTGGTGGACAGAATATCTTAAGGAATTGGGTATTGACCCAAGCAATAGATAGTGTTATAATAGCATCATAATAACCTCACATTATGGATTACAAACCCTATTCAACTGAATGGCACCGTAAGAGGTACCTTAAAGAAGCGTTGGATAAGTATTTTGATGATTATGTTGAAAATGAATTCATCTATGGTGACATAATGGATATTCTTTCTGACAGAATGTCTGCGGCAGTTGATGAAGTTAACAAAGTTGTGGATCTCAAAGGAAAATTTTCTGGATGAAAGTCCACGAAGCATTCATAGTTCCAATTCTTTCTCAATCTATTGAAGAATGGAGTAATCATAAGGAAGAAATTATTTCTCTTATGGATTTGGATGATACTGGTAGAAATTATTATACAGATTTTTATAAATTTCATCAAAAAAATATTAAACCAAAGTATTCTGAAAAAATTTTTGATTTACTTAACCCAACCTTTAATGAATTAGATAAGTTTTTTACTTTTCCATATAATTTTAAGAATATGTGGGCACAGAAGTATATGAGAGGAGGATCTCATGAACTTCACAATCACGGAGCATTAGGATATAGTGCTGTACTTTATGTTCAGTTGGATCAAACACATTTACCTACAAAGTTTTATTCACCTTACATTGATTTTTGGAATGGCAACTTAATAGAATATATACCAGATGTAAAGGAGGGTGATATTATATTTTTTCCATCTGCTCTAGCACATTCATCGCCAGTTGTAAAATCAGATATAGAACGCATTATCATTTCATTCAATATTAACAAGGAATCTCTCTATGATTAGTCCAATGAGTTATGTCAAGAATACGCGAAAAACTTATCGCAAAGATCTTGAAGAAGTAATTACAGAAGTTCAAGTGCAATTTGTTGATGAAGAACCTTCCTGGATTCCATATGATACTTTGCTAGCTATTAGTAACAAGTTTGCTTTATAATTTAATAGATAATTATAACGCTAAGGAGTTTGCTGATGGACGCGAGAGACAATAATGAAATTATATGGCAACTCCACACTATAGGGCAAAAACTGGATCCACACTACATCTTAAAACATTATGTGGTAACAGACGACACCACCGTTTGTGAAAAATATGTGATAGAATACAATCACCGAAAAGCACCCGATGGAACTGATTCAACCTGACGACCCCCAATACTTCACCGAGACATCTGATGGTGATTATGGTCGCCATCAATATAAAGTTGTTTCAAAAACTGGTGAAAGTATTGTAGTTGATGACTATATGCTAGCACAGGAAATTTGGTGGACTCGTGGACGTGGAAAATTTATTTCACACATTGAGGTTTTGGATAGGAAGATTCAAAAAGAAAGTAAAGGTTTCAAATGACTGTAAAAAAGAAAGTCTCTGCAACTCCTAAACCTAAAGCAAAACCCAAAGCAAAGGTAAAGAGGAAAGAACTTCCTATTGAAGATAGACACCCTTTTTCAAGTTTTCCCTTTAGATTAGAATACATTGATGGAAAAGAAAACAGAATCTGTCACTTTGAATGTGAAGAGCACAGAACAAAACACATCCAAAGATACAAACTCCGAAAAGGTAGTTACTTCAGCGACAACCTTACCTGAAGATCCTATCGTTCCCACTTTAATGTTTTTGGGAGTGATACTTGCCACATTGAGTGTTATTGTGCTAGGATACTTCAAAGGTAACATGCATTTGCTTACCACACTTAAAGCCGTTAGGGAGTTTTATTCATGACAACCAGACAATTTACATCACCTAAAGGTGATATATGGGAATGGGAAGAAACTCCTGAACTTATTGCCGCAGTAAAACAATTAAGTAAATCCACACAAGATACTGCACACAAAATTGCCAACCTTAAACTGAAAAGACCTCATGAAAGACAAATCAATAACGGTTGAAGACTACGAAAAGTATAGCGGAGAGTTCTTCGACAAATACTTTTACGTTGCAAAACAACTGGGCGAAGGTGCAAAAGCAGAAGACATCCTAAAAATTATGGAGTCTCTTGGTTCTGTTGTTATGAAGAAAAGAATGGAAGAAGAGGGTAAAATTGGACCCTTTGGATTCATTCGTGACCAAATTGAGACTAAGGAAAATGATTCAGACAGCAACTGATGAAGTAATTGTACCTGAAGGTGCAGAACTAATTGATGATGTTTTCTATGTTTGGGAGACTAGGTATGGTCTATTCTCTACTATGACCAAACAAGGTCGTAAAATGATGACTGGTGCAACTAAAGATGGTGTCACTACTATGACACGTTGGCATCTTAAGTGTGAGCAAGATGGAACACTTGAACAGTACACTAGAGTTGTAGGTGATGGATTTGTTAGTGGCAAACTATGATTCGCTCCATTCATATCTGGTTATGGGGTATAGTTTCTGAGTTAGAGTATAAACTCTATCCTTGGAAAACTGATGCTCCACCAGAATGGGCGGAAGATAGATATGTTCCACCACCAGATTATGAAAAAAACTTTAATGATGACTGGTTAAAGGCACACGATGATAAAATCACTCGCCTTCAAGATGAAATGATTCAAGTACAAAAAGAAATACATAAGTTACACATTCATTACGCAACTGGTGAATAATGTACGAAGAACTAAACTCATTTGAAGAAGCACTTAAACACTTTGGTACAAGAGTTGAATACACTATTGCCATGGAAATGTCAAGACGTATCACTCCTGAAGATGCTTATCAAATGATCAAGGATGAACTCAAAGAAGTAAAGAAGTGTCGTAAACTATTCAATAAGGAACAAAACTAATGTCACAACCACGCCAAAAAGATCCATCAGATCCACTTTATGAT